AGTAGTAAAAGATTCCAAACAGCGTTTGGAGATATTTTAAGCAAGCCAAAGCACTCGGGAAGCTATACTTGTAGGACGGAGGGGACCCATTCAATCAATCGCTACGGTGTATAGAAATCCAATGGTTAAGTTGCAACCCTTCTATGAGTTGGAAGCTGAGCTACCTACTTGGGACTGGATAGATTGTGTGATTCTCATCGCATTATTGTTCTGGTGGTATTGATTGAGTGTGTACAGAGTACTACTGGGTAGTTGACTGATATTATCTTTGCTGTACAGGTGGAGAGTATATTTTAGCAGAAGACTGACTGTTTGAGATGTATCTCTCTTGGTGTAGAAGTGCACTTGGAGGAGCTGGTTCTATAGCAAGCTAGGTAAAATTATAGTGGATAGATAAGCTTAAGATATGAAGTAATTCTTAATTGGGTCTAAAACCAGTGCCCAGTTGCTTAGGAGTGATTATGAGTCTTATGTCCCTGTTGATGATCTAAGTCTCAAGCCTGATGAGCTTAGTTGGAATAAAGACCTGAAATAAAAGACTTAGATTGATTTATAGTCTATGCAAGAGGTTTAGCCTGAGCAGAAAGATTACTTCTATGTGAAGAGACCTGAAATACTGGTCAGCTTTAGATGTGCCTAAATGAGAGCTTTTTAGAATCACAACGATCTATCCCTCTCTTAGATGAACGGGCTGGCTCTGCCTCTTTTGAAAGAAGTGGAACCTCCAAGAAAAGCCCTTGTGTCAGAATCTGGTTATAGCATTATAGTAGGTGGATGAGAGCTGCAGTCTTACGAATTTGATAGCAAGCATTTTTTGAATTCTTACTTTGCGTTCGTTAACCGCCACAATAGTAATTCTCTAGAACCAGACCCAGTGGTCTGTTAGAATCTTAAAGCTTTGTGTGTGACTTTCTTTTAAAATTTGACAGCTAAGTGTCAAACACTAGATGTCGAGGCTGTACCGATATGTGAGTGGATCCAATCAAAGACTAGTTGGGGACCTGAGAAGAAGAACAGGTACTATTCTTAGATATAGAAACAGATGTCTTCTAGCCAACCTAAGAGTATGTAGCCCTATTTCTAGACCATGGTCAAGGCTGGGGAGGTTTACCAGAAATATGTTGATTAAGACACGGCATAGGTGTCTGAGAGGCCTCGGAATATCTTTAATCCATCAGACGAGGGGTGTGGTTTCTTAACTTACATATAGAGTTACATTTTTAAAGATTTTAAATGAATGGCTTAAGATAGTGTATGTTTCCCAGAATTTTGCCACGGTCTCGATAGCGATGGGTTGAAGGGGTGAATTAAGTCCTTGTTAGGAGAGAATCCCTCTTGATTTTCATCGATCTCAATGGATGGGTCAGCCTTTGACAGCAATTAGCACCACTTACTGTAAGACGCAGTAGATTGATAATTCTGGAAACAGTATAAGCCTAGATTAGTAGAGATTTGTAAGAAACTCTAATAGATCTATCCCGCCAGAATAAAGAGTGCCAGTCGCTTGGCTGAAGCTGTGATAGATGCTGCTAGTGAGAATACATTTAATGTTTTTGTCTCCACCCCAGGGGTTCATAGTTGTCATTAGATACCCAAGTAATTCAGGTTGAAGAGTGACGAATTCGCCTGGTTCAAGATGTAGGGGACAACATTCTCCGGGCATCCGACTCTAACTACATTAGGC